TTGTGATAAAGCGAACCCGCTTTCACGATTAGGCGCTACGTCCAAAGATCATGATGCGATATGTGGCGGAACCGCCTGCACCATTGGCGATTCGAAGAATGTCAGCCGTTGCAGCCGTGACTGCACCAAGCCCGTTTGCATCTGGCGCGATGTTCATGAATGTGCCGCCGGGAAACACCTTGATGCCGTCGCCCGTGGCCAGCCACATGGTAATCCAAGGGTTTGTTCCAGCGCCAACGGTCAAGGTGGTGGTGTTGGCCGCGTCAGATGCGATGATGATGCCGACGATCTCAGCAAAGTTGATCACAGTGCCAAACGCCGAAGTCAGGACGCCCGCAAGGTCAATATCATCGTTGGTGCTGGCAGCAAGCGTGCGCGTGTCTGCAAATAGCAGATCGCACTGGTTTGCCAGTGTGCCGAATGTGAGTTGGTGAAGCTTGTCGAGATTTGCGGCAAGCGTCGGCCCGCCGAAATCATGATCGCCACTTTGTGTGGCATTCACAAGCAATCGAATATCTGCATTCAAATTGGCCATAGTCGTTATTCCTCTTTTGGACGTTGAACGGGGACGGCCTTTCCGGCCTGTAGTGCGGCTTCACCGCAAGCGCGGCGAACTGATTTGATTGTGTTGGCTTTGAACCCCATCGTGACCCGCCCGTTATATTCAGGCACATCCCAATCGAAATCAGCCGTGAAGCGAACCCACATCAAACGCCGCGACGATGGTTGCAGAGAAGATCGTCAACCATATCAGCGAGCATTCCTGTGGCTTTTGCATCAGTTGCAGGCTCACGGTTTTCATACCAATGTGAAACTAGCAACTTGATGGCGTGAACGATGACGGGCGGCACTGTTGCGTGGCCTGCCGTGAATGTGGTGGTGATGCGGCTTCCGTACCGGGTGGATGGCCAGACTTGGCCATATTTCAATTTGATTGACGCTTCCAGTCCATCTTTTACCAACTCATAGACAGTTGACGAAAGCGTTTGAGCGGCCCCAGCGCCCTCAATATACGAAACCAATGAAACGGCATTTACAGGCCCCGAAGGAAGGCGGCAAAAATCAGACCACTGATCACATTCGGCGGCCAAAGTTTGAGCGCCAATGCAAATTGTATTGCGAAACTCAACATAGTCGGTCGCAGCCGCAACCAATCCAGTGATGTATGCGTCATCATCGGCATGATCAACGCGGACATGCGCCTTTGCATCTGCCAGTGAAACCACCGCAGATGCAGGGCTTGTTATGTTAGCCTGATACCACATTGCCGCGTGTTTCCTTTGCAGGCGTGGCCTTCACAGCACGTTCTGTGGTTGGCGCAGCGACAGGAATGGCATATCCGGCAGCAATCACGCTCGCCGCTTCTTCGCCGTCAAATCGTTCGGTTTCATCGCCTTGGTTGAGCGTGAAATCAGTGCCAGCCATACTCGTGAGCATTTTAAGTTTCATGTGAAACAATCCTTTGGAAAAAGCGGGGCAGCAAAAGCCACCCCGCCCGTTATTGATTAAAGGTTGCGCAGATACTTGACGGCGGCAGTGTCTGCCAATTCGCCGTCGAAGCGAATAAGGCCAGCAATACCGAGGTCAGGCCAGAAGCGTTCACGCATCACGCCAATTACCGGAGCGCCGACTTTGCGCACCCAATACTTGGAGAGATCACCAAACAGCATCACACGGGCGGCGGCGGCCATCGTTCCAACCATTGCCTGATTGACGAAGTATTTACGTCCGTTGAGGGTGCCAGGGATGCCTGCTTGAACGTTGCCAGCTTGCCACAGGTAATTGCCTTGACCATCTTTCAACTTGCGAACCGCCTTCAAGATCGCATCATTCATCATGTATGCGGCCTTTGGCGATGCGCGATAGGCAGGGTCAACCGAGTGCTCAAGCTCAATCACTTCGTCAAAGGTGATGGCGGTTGCAGATGCAGCCGTAATACCGAGTGACGCGGCTGTTACAATGCCGTTTGGTGCAGTCGTACCGTTGCCGGTTGTCAACTCCAAGTTTGCACGACGGCCAAGTCGCTCGCCAAGCAAGTCACCAAGCAAGGCTTCCATTCCAAAAATGGAATCGGCATCCAACTCCCAAGACCAGCGGATGAACTCGGTATCAAACGCATACGCGCCCAAGTCTTTTTGGCCAATCACAACGTCCTTTGCGCCAGTGTCAGCAAGGGCGGTGTTTTCAGTGTGCGCACCAACAGTTTTCGTGGTGTCATCAACAGTCGGAACCTTGATCGGGTTGCCGCTTGAAGTTGTCATCACGGTCGTTACGCCAGGATCATACATCGGACCCCATGCGAGCATAGATTTTACGATGGTGTTTTCCAATTCCGTTGGAATGAAGAAACCACCAGCAGAACCCGTGCCCGTGCTTTGCGCACGTTGCTCGCTAAACTGAGTTGCGCCCTTGCGAAGAATGGCGCGTTCCTCGTTTGAGAGGTTTTCCAAGGGTCCGCAAATGGCCTTTGCAAAAACATGGCGATATGTAAGCTTGGACTTGTCGCCTTCCGGAGCGTCGTCGCCGCGTTCCTCGCCGTCGCCCGGATTAGGGCGGCGGGCTGCACGGGCTTCCTCGCTGCGCTTTTCCATGGCGGCAAGCTTTTCCTCGCGCTCGACAAGCTTTTCGGTCTTGTCAAAATCAGCCATGATGGCGTCGTGCCGTGCTTCCAATTCAGCAGCGCGGGATTCATCGGTGTTTTTCTTGATCTCATCAAGTGCCGTGCGGGCGTCGGCAACGAGCTTTTCCCGCTTCTCTTGCAGTTCTTTAAGGGTCATATCAATCTCCTGATTTTGCCCATGGTTGAATTGGCCTGAAGCGGGATGCTTGCAGAACCGACCTCCGAATTATTCGGGTGATCTATTTGAGGCCGCGAAACTTGGCCTCTGATTCCGCCTTGCGCTTGATGCGACGAACGGCAGAAATGTGATTGCTCGTGCGAACTGATTTGCGCACTTCGTCAAGCGAACGCATGGCAATCGACGTGTCTGGATATGCCGGAAATGCCACGACTGAAACCTCGTGCAACTCAACCTGTTCAATGGTGCGTTTTGGAATTTCGCCTGTTTCATCCCACGACTGTTTGGTCACGATGAAGCCAAATGACATTCCAGAAATGTCGCCGCGCTCAATCAGCACTCCAAGATCGCGCCCATCCGATGTGTCTGGCAGGTCAATTTCAACGGCAAGCCCTGTGTCATCCTCTTTCAGGCGCAAACTGCCAGCGGTGGTGCGACCGATGACGCGCCCGCTGTTATGATCAATCAAGGCTCGCACATCACCGCTCAACGATGCCTTGAAAGCACCTGGAGCAATGACCTCACGAAAATAGCCACCAATGTCTGTTTCAGAATTAAACACAGCGGCGTATCCCGCAATGCGCTTGGCCTTGCCTTCCGCACGAACGTCGAGCGGTTTTGTCAGTGTGCGTTTTTCAAGAGACATAAAGCCCCTCCTCTATGCGGCCATAAGCCAGAAATTCTTGTTTGCAGCCGATACCGAATAGCGGCGCGAGGCCGTTGCGGTGAGCGTGGAGCTACCATCAACCGTGGCGCTCAATTCGCCGCGTGCAGTGATGGTTGCCCTGAGTGTCGATTTGCCTTTGAGGTTTGCCGCCCTTGGCGCAGGTATTGGAATGAACTTGACCAGCTCAGGCTCAAGCCACGTCCGATGCCATGAACTGCCGCCTGAATATTGGCTGGGCTGATCTGCTGTTGCCGTAAAATATGCCGCGCCATAAATGGCAGCGAACATATCGTTTGGGTTAGTTTGGGATACCCCCCAATAGCCTTGCGGGAAGTATCTGACTGGCCAGAATGTGTTTGGAAAATGATCGGCCATTCACTAGTCCAAATCGTAGGTTATTGCCGTCCTGTTTCCGTTCACATCAACGGTTGCAACAATTCTGTCGGTATCATCTGCAACTGCATTTCGGATGGTGATCGTTGAGCCGTTTGCGCCTGCTATTTTGCCAGCAAGCGCGGCAACACAAAGCCTCAATGTCTCCCGAACTGAAAGCCCTGTTTCAACCATTGAAGCATCAAGTATTTCATCTGCGATGGCAGACGCTGTTAAAGTTCCCGTCGCCCCGATTTCAATATGCGCATCAAGTTGCCCTGTTGCACGAATAACAATCGTTGAAGATGCGAAGCCCTCAAGTGTTGCGATGGCGTGTCCGAGAGCTGCAAGCGAACCTATTGCACTTGATAGACCAGCAAGATTTGCAGCGGCCTGCAGGGCGGCTATAACGTTGCCAGACAGAGACGATGTGCCAGCGATGACGGCGATTGCCGAAACAACAAGCTCACCAATTCCGGAAAAACTTGAAAGCCCTTCAATCAGGGTTTCGGCGTTTACACCCATTGCGCCAAATGCAGTCAGGCCGGATATTCCGACTGCTTCATTTGTCGATGACATGCCTCCAGGCTTCAATGGTAGCACCCATGCGGAATACGCCAAATGGCCATCTGGAACAGCAGCTAAATCGCTTTCAACGCCTTCGCCAGCAAATATGTTATAGCGTTCCGAGCGCCCCCACATGGAACGCTCTTGTGCCAGTGCGCCTCCTCGGAGGCGCACTGGATATTGCGCGGAAAGACGCTGATTTTGTAGCAGCACGGGTTAACCCCATGCGGCCTCAATGGCCCCGAAAAAGTTTGTTGAAGCTGCTGTTGCGGCACCCGCAAAGAACAACGGAACGATGCAAGCGCCATCACGAATGCGTGGCATGGACGGCAGTTGGTTGACCAGATCGCGTTCTGCAGCAATACCAGCAGAACTAAGTGGAATATGTGCTAGAACCTTAGCAAGGCAGAGCGCGAAAGTGCCCGTGTTAGCAGCCGACATCGTGACAGACGCAACATTCTGTACGCCCGTATCGCCGCCTGCCATGGGTAAAAATGGGCCGTAGTTGTTTGCTGCTGTTCCAGAGTGGGAAACATGCCCGACGATAGCCGATGCCGTCATAGACACGGTTATAGGCAATGTGCGACCAGAAGTTCCCGCTTGGCTGGTGTAAGAAATGGCCATGTTTTGCGCCGTGGCACCCGCAACGCCTGTCTGCACCTGAAACAATCGGCAGCCCGCGCCATTGGGGTATCGCAGAGTCGGCGTACCTGTAAGGGTTTGCGCCGCAGTAGAATTGTTTGTGATGCCAGGCCAATAGCCTTGTAAATCAACAAGCATGAAAGTGCTGAGAGCGCCCGTAGCAATCGCCGTTTGCACCATCATGTTGATTAAATGCTTTGTGTCAGTTGAGACGTTGCCGCCGTGAGGCATGCCGAAAATCTGTGTGCCGTTGCCCGTCAAGTCATCGCAGCCACGCCACGCAAGCGCAGAGCCTGCCCATGCGTTGGCAACCGGGAACCCGGTCAAGCTACCAAAGTCATACCAGCGACCAGCGGCATAGGCCACGCCGCCCGTGATCTTGTTCCAATCCGTTCGATTGAATTTGCCGTTTGTGGTGATCTCGTTTGTAAGATCATCAAGCGATGAAAAGCCCATGCGCTGCTAACTCCAAGCAAATTGAATATGGCCGCGCAAAGGAAACGCGCCAGAACCGGCCCCCAATGGGCAATAGATGAAATTCAGATAAGCGCCCGCATCGACCTTGCGAACACGGGCCTTGTGAATGAGTTCTGTGGATTCGCAGGCAACAACGTTTTCCGGCAATACTGCCGTTGTCATTGGCTTGACCAAAACGATAGCAAAGAACCCGCCCAATGCACTGAGGAGTGCCGCACTTTCGATAGCACGAACGCCCCTGTCGCCATTGGCCAAGGGAAGGAATGCCGCCCTTGCGTTTGTCGAGGCCACGTTCGCCGTAGTTGACATAATGCAACCCGTCACGTTCGTGAATGAAAGCATCGTCGTTACCGTGCGTCCCGCAACCCCGTCGCTGTTAGTGTAAGTGAATGTGCAAGGCGCATCAGATGCCGCAGGCGTGGTGCAAACCACCATCGCCATGACGCCATCACCATCTGCGTATCTTGGCAGTAAAGCCGTGTTGTCCATATCCTGTTGATCAGTGCTGTCGCCATCAACCAGCGGATAAAACATGAGATAGTCGCAAAGCACCCAGCTTGACGGCGCAAGGTTTGTCACTGCCGATTGCAGTTGCAAGCCCGTTATGAACTTGCTCATGCCGGCGGCAGGGCTTGGCCCTAAGTAAATGCCGTCATTGCCCTGGTTGATAAGTGGTGTTGCCTGAAGCTGCGATCCAACATAGGCGTTATATTTTGGAGTGCCCGCACCCATGGACATATCAGCCCATCGGCCCGCGCCAAAACCAGTCGGCCCACTGGTTTTATGAAACCAGCTCGTCCAGTTTTGGCCGTTGTCCTCGATTGCATCCGCAAGCTTGCGGACGTTTGCGAAGCCCAATTAATCCTCGCTAACCTGTAAGCTGCCAGCGCCGAATTGAGGCTGGATGCCAGAAGACACCGCAAGAGTGGATGACAACGCCCCTTTGTAAAGCAACTTTCCTGCACCAGTTGGATTTGTGCCGACTGCGCAGTGCGTGATTGTGTTTGAGCCTGCTGTACACTGTGGGAACTGCACAAGAGCAGTGTTGACAGCAGTGTTATTCGTGATCGTCCAGCCGCCTGCGGTTCGCAACACGGCAACGCGGGCATATCCTGTGTATGACGCTTCGCTTGTCGTCTGCGATCCGGCTTCCGCAGGATCGGCAGTATGCAGAGAGACATAAAGGCTTGTCAGCGGTGCTGTTGCAGCATTGTCTGCAATGTTCGCAATTGGCACTGCATTGAAAATCAATTGCATCAAGTCATTTTCGTAGGTGTTACCCTTGCTCATTCTGCACCTTCAATTTCTTCTTCAATCATTGAAACGATTTGACCATCATCGGTCATTTTTTCGACTGTCTTTCGAACTGCGCCGCGCCTTGGAATGTGCGCGTGAACATCAACCCTTGGTGCGCTCACGGTCACTTTTGCCGGGTGAACTTCTGTTCTCGCGTCCACATTGATCACAGGTGCAGGAATGGCTTTTACCGCCGCAATCATCGCATTGCGATTTGCTTCATCATCAACTGGCGCGGATTTGGGTTCAGGCTGAACGCCAGACTTATCCAGAGGAACGGTTGCACCCTGGATATAAAGCTTGTCGCCGCCAGTACCTTCGTACTTTGTGCGGTTTTCAATTGCGCGAACTTCATCCGGTGTAAGTTGAGCCGTTTGAATGGCCTGTGAGAAAGCGTTCATGCGGGCAACAATGTCGCCGCGCAACAAGCCGTTGAGGTTGTGTTCGACATAGCGATTGCCGTTGAAGCGTCCAAACAGTTTCAAATTCAACTCAGCTTCTAAATACTTCGTGTGCTGACTAATTGTGTGTTTTACCAAATGCAAGTCTTGCTGCTCAACGTTTGCAAATTTAGCTTGCGTCAAGTCCTGAAGAAACACAGGCGGCAGGCTATAGGCGCGGGCTATCTCCTCAACCTGCAAGCGCCGCGCATCTGTCATCTGACCTTTTTCAGGTTCAAATCCCACCGGCTTCAAATCGTGTCCTGGCGGCATCGGAAAGATCGGTTTATCGGTCTGCTTTGCAGCATCAATCGAACGATGGATATCCGCCATTGCTCTTTTCGTTGCATCGGCACCTTGCGGCAACGGACCAACAAGAGCCAAAGGAGGAACGCCACCACCTGCAAAGAATTTCGACCCATATTCCTGCATGGAAAGCGATAACTGAATGGCTTTTGAGGCCATTGCGATAGGGCCGTAGCTTCCAAGCTGATTGGGTTTCATCATGAACGGGATGTCGATTACATCTTCCGATGGATATTCAATGCCGTCCTGACAATAAACGAGATCAAAACCGCGCCTCTTTATGGTCACATGTGACGGGTTAAAGGCCCAAAGTGCCTCAATCTCGCGGCCTTTTCGTTCAATCCAGGCAAGTCCTCGACCGCCTGTAAACACTTGCTGCCAGAAATACTGCCAGAATTTAGGTGCGGCCATGGTCGGATTAGGGTTTTCGTGCAAAACAACTTGCAGTTTGCCTGTTAACCTTTCGGGACCTCTTTCGGTTGGCTTGTAAACGTGCAAGGGAATGGTTGCCATGGTGCGCGAGAGAAACGACACCGCCGCAAGCACGGGCATACACGTCAACGCGCTGTCAATCGTGACCTCTGGCAAATTCATGCCATTCAAACCAAAGTGCGCCAAGAAATTATCAGCGCTCACTGGCACGTTCGGGTTTTCAATCGAATCCCGTTTTTCGGCAGTTGCGCGGCGAACTTCTAAACCTAGAAACTTCATGAGGCCACCATGCTGAAAGACGGATCATCCCATGGTGATGCGGGTGCAATTTCAGCAGCAAACAAATCTCTTGCCTTCAATCCCTTTGCCATCACGGCAGCAACAGCCCCGTCAATCCGGAGCCGTGACTTCGATTTGTCCAGCTTGCGATTGCCTGCCGGATCTGAAATTGGAATGGCGTTGGCAAAGCACATGGTAAGCACCGGATTTTTGTTGTGTGCGAACTTGCGCTCAGCAACTGAAATTGAGAGGGCATCGATTGCGGGGGCCATATCGCGGAAGCCCTGCCCGAATGGCACAAGCCGCAATCCCTCTTGCGGGCCATCGTCGCCTTCGATGTAACACTGAATATCAAGCGCCCGCAGTTCCTTTATGAGAAGCTGCATTCGCCATCTGTCATAGGCAAGGCCTTTGACCTTGTACGTCTCGTTGATACCGCCAATGAAGCGGGCAACGTGTTCATAATCAACCGCGTTGCCGGGGGGTGCAAAGAGAAACCCCTGCTTTTCCCAAACATCATATGGCGCACGATCCCTGCGTGCATGCTCTTTCAGCAATGAACCAGGCTTCCAAAACCATGCCTGCGTGCGATCATCATCACGGCCAGCCGCCATTGCAACCAGCGCCGTCAAGTCATCCGTTGATGACAGATCGAGCGCCAGATAAATTTCCTCGCCGTCTGCAAGCTGAAAATCTTTTGCGCAGTCATTCCACACATTGCGCGACACCAAAGGGGCCACAGCATCAACGCGCTGGTTGAGATAAAGATTGCGAAACGAGGCCTCAAATATCGGGTTGTCCTTCGCCTGGTTGGCCAAGGTCTGCAAATCTTTCAGGCCGCGAAAATCTCCAAGCGCCGGATTGGCATCCTTCCACACAGAAGGGTCAAAGATGTTCTCGCAGTCATCATCCACTTGGTAGAGGTGGCAGACGACTTCGGGGTATTCGCCACGCAATCCGCTGTCGATCAGCATGGAGAGCGGGTGTTGAGCATCTGGGCTTTGCGTCGAGATGATAACAAACAGCGGCTCAGCCCGCGCACCCATCGACGTATCGAGAACGTCAAACAGTTCCCGTGTCTTGGATTGCGCCAATTCGTCATAGATCACCAGCGACGGG